TCTGCTGACGCTGGCAACTATGCTTGGGCAGCTATTCGTATCAAGGCCACCGATATTACTGGTTCTAACGGCACATCTGCTGACTTTAAGAACCTTGGTGCTTTCGATATTAGCGGAAGAACTGCACAACCAGGAGCAGGTTTCAGCGATGGTTCCGTACAAATTCGTCGTCTTACACAGATGACTGGTTCGGAAACTGACGGATATGTTCACCTTATCCTCTTTGGTCAGTCAGGTTCTGCCGGTGTTGATCCCAACAAGTTCCCCGCAGCTACGATTTCAAGTTCTATTGCGCTTGACTTCCCACTTCGTGACAATCTTGCAGCCTCGAATGCAATTGGTTCCGTTGTTGGTGCAGTTGATTGGGGACTTGAAGGTTCTGAGAACATCCCAGAGATCGACATCAAGGTTGACAGCATCGCTGTTACCGCTCAAACCAAGAAGCTCAAGGCTAAGTGGACTCCAGAGTTAGGACAAGATCTTAACGCTTACCACAACCTTGATGCAGAGGTTGAGTTGACCAGCATTCTCTCTGAGCAAATCGCTCTTGAGATTGACCGCGAGATCCTTGCTGACCTCGTTAACGGTGCAACTGCTAGTACTCGCTACTGGTCGCGTGCTCCAGGTCTCTTTGTTGATGTTAACGGTAACGAAGTTGGTGCTAGTTCTGCTGCTCCAGACTTCACTGGTACCGTTTCTGAGTGGTACGAGACACTTGTTGAGACAATCAACGATGTTTCCGCTGCAATCCACCGTAAGACTCTTCGTGGTGGCGCTAACTTCATCGTCTGCGGACCTGAAATCGCCAACATCCTTGAGTTCACTGCTGGATTCCGCGCTTCCGTCACTCACGATGACGAGACTGGTTCCGTTGGTGCTGTCCAAGTTGGCTCGCTGAGCAAGAAGTTTGATGTCATTGTTGACCCATACTTCCTTCGCAACGTGATCCTCGTTGGTCGTCGCGGTTCCTCTTTCCTTGAAAGCGGATACGTG